ACGATGTCCTGCGTCGTGACCTGACGGCCAGCAGCGCCACGGCCGCTGGTGACCTGATCTTCACCGATGCTCGCCCTGGCTCGTTCATCGAGCTGCTGCGCAACCGCCTGGCGCTCACCACCCTCGGCGTCCAGACACTCACCGGCCTTACTGGCCCGGTCGCTATCCCCAAGCAGACCGGTGCCGCGACCGCCTACTGGGTGGCTGAGAAGGGCACGCTGACTGAATCCAACCCGATGGTTGGCCAGATCAACATGACGCCGAAAACCTGTGGCGCATACACAGAGTTCAGCCGTCGTCTGCTGATCCAATCGAGCATGGATGTCGAGACGATGGTGCGCAATGAGCTGACCGCCATCCTGGCGCTGGAGATCGATCGCGTTGCGCTGTACGGCACTGGCTCATCCAGTCAGCCGCTCGGCCTCAAGAACGTCACCGGCATCAACACCAAGGACTTCAACGCCAACCAGCCCACCTATGTCGAACTGGTGGAACTGGAGACGCTGATCGCTGCCGACAATGCCGACATCGGCGCAATGGCCTACCTGACCAATGCCACCATCTACGGCGGCATGAAGACCACCGAGAAGGCCAGCAGCACGGCCCAGTTCGTGCTGGAGCCTGGCGGCACCGTTGGTGGCTATCCCATCGTTCGCAGCAACCAGGTCGAGTCCAATGACGTCTGGTTCGGCGTCTGGAGCCAGATGATCATGGGCATGTTCGGCAGCCTGACCATCCAGGTCAATCCCTACGCGCTGGACACCAGCGGCGGCGTCCGGGTCACGGCGTTCCAGGACGTCGACATCGCGGTTCGCTATCCCGAGGCGTTCGCCCGCGGGAACAACACCCTCTGAGCCTGAACCATGAGGATCCTGATCCTGCGCCAGACCGCGATCAATGGCCAGCCCGCCAGGGTTGGCGACGTGATCGACGCTGCCGAGGCTGATGCTCGCACCCTGCTGCTGATGCGCAAGGCTGAGCTGGCGCCGGATCTGATCCCTGAGCCGACCGCTCCGGCCGCTCCGGAGCCACGCAAGCCCCGTTCCCGCAAAAGCTGACCCATGGCCATCCATCAATCCACGCTGGAGAAGCTCCAGCACTTCACCCTGCTCGCCACATCGACGATCACCGCCACTGGCAACCAGACCGGCATTGATCTGCAGGCCTACGACGGTGAGATTCAGATCATCCTGAATGCGACCGCTGCAGGCTCTGGCAACACGCTGACGTTCCGCATCGAGGAGTCCGCCAACGACAGCAGCTACGCCGCTGTGACCGGTGGCACCTTCACCGCTGTGGCCAATGCCGCCAGCAAGCAGGTTCTCACCCTGAATGCCAGCGATCTGCGTCGCTACATCCGCGTCAGCTGCTCCGCCGCCAGCGGCACCCCCAGCAGCTCTGTGACGGTCAACGGCTACGGCACTCGCCAGTACGAGGGCTGATGCCGTTCGTCGAGGATCCCACGGTGTTCCTGGCCGACTTCGGCGTGCCTGTCACGTCTGGCTCGACCAGCGGCCTGGGGATCCTCGACTCACCCGGGGAGTACCTGATCGATGAGCAGGTGATCTCCACGGCCTACACATTGCGTGCTGAGGCCTCCAAGTTCGGCAGCTTGATCTATGGCGCCAGCGTCACGGTCAACAGCGTTGCCTATACCGTCATCGACAATCGGTTGCTCGATGATGGTGTGTTCTGCCTGATCAGCCTTCAGAAGACCTAGCCATGGCCCTCGCTGCAATCACATCCGTCACCTTCGCCAGGCCGAGCAACACCACGGCATACACCGCTGGCGATGTGATCGGCGCTGCTGATACAGGCACACCAGCGAATGCCGGCAGTGCGATCCACGTCCTGACCGGCGTCACGCAGGCGGACCGGTTCGTGATGCTGCAGGAGGCGCAGCTGCTGATGTTCCGCAGTGACGTGCCGTCAGGCATGGCGGGCTTCAGGTTGCACTTCTACGACGCCGTGCCAGAGGCCATCCTGGACAATGCCGCGTTCAACCTGGTGGCGGCGGACCGTACGCGTTGGCGTGGGTCAGTGGACCTGCCGACGCCTACCGATCTGGGCGACACCATCGCCTCGCAGTGGACCTACTGCGGCCTGCTGCTGCCTGTGGCGAGCGGCACCACGAGCCTGTTCGTGCAGCTGCAGGCGCTGGGCGCATGGACGCCGACCAGTGGCACGACGCACATGATCCGCGCCAGGTTCGTGGAGGCAGGCATGTGAGACGGCCGCTGTCTCGAACGCTGGCGCTGCAGGGCCTGCAAGGTGCTCCGGGCGCCCTGGCTCGCCGAGCTCGTGCGATGCCGTCGCTGGATCTGCGCTTCGCCGAGACCAAGAGCCTGACTGACTGGATCAGCGGCCAAGACCTGATGACGTTCAGCCGTGCTAGCAGTGGTACTTTTACCGATTCGGCTGGAATTTTACAAACTGCAGCTGTGAACTCCCGCCGCATCGACCACAACCCGCTGACAGGCGAAAGCCTGGGGCTGCTGGTGGAGGAAAGCAGGACGAATTTGTGGACTTATAGTGGTGATTTTGCAAATGCGGCGTGGATTAAGGTTCGTTCTAGTATTACTTCAAACACTATTGTTGCTCCAGATGGAACGCTAACGGGTGACAAACTTATTGCAAGTACAGACGCAGGTACAACCCACTTTGTCCGACAAGATGTATCTGTTACTTCTGGGACGTCCTATACACAAACAATTTATGCTAAGGCGGGAGAATACACACAAATCTATATGGGATTTGATACAGACAACTCCGCATTTGCTGGTGGTTCTATAATCTTTACATTGACTGGAAACGGAATAGCAGGAACTCCCAGCGGAACTCTTACATCTAATTCCATCACGCCTGTTGGTAACGGCTGGTACAGGTGCCAAATTACTGCTACCGCTACTGCTACTGCAACGGGTATTTTCCGTATTCAATCCGCAACCGGAGATACAAACGGTTTTACAGGAGACGGCACCTCTGGCATCTACATCTGGGGCGCCCAACTAGAAGCCGGCGCCTTCCCCACCAGCTACATTCCAACCACCACAGCCACTGCCACCCGCAGCGCTGATTTGGCGAGCATCACGGGAACCATCTTCAGCAGCTGGGTAAGTGCATCAACTCACACCTTGTTTGCCGAGATTCAACGATCAAGTGCAGTCAATGTAAATACTCTGGTCGCCGCGCTTTCTGATGGAACAACAAACAATAGGATTAGTCTGCGACTGGACGCTAATGGCACTACATCTACATTCGTAGGAGTGAACAGCGGAACGCTTGACGGAGTGGTGCAGGTAACTACAGGGGTTGCTGGATCGGTTATCAGACAGGCTGGTGCGGCTGAGGTCAACAACTATCAACTTGCAGCCAATGGAATGCTTGGCACTGCCGATACAACAGCATTGATCCCAACCGTAGACCAGTTAGAAATTGGCCAGGTTGCTGCGACGGCACAATTCAACGGCACCATCCGCCGCCTCACCTACTGGCCGCAGCGCCTGCCGAACAACAGCCTCGTGGCAATCACCCGATGACCTACTACCTGCGGTTCCCCGATGAGGCCACCGGCATGGCAGCTCTGGGCGCAGCAGGCCTGATGGTGGTCGATCCCGACACTGGCGAGCAGCGGCCGATCCTGGCCAGCCACAGCCATGCGCTGGACATCATCGGGCCGATCTATGTCGGCGGCAGCTGGGACGCTGAGGGCATCGTGATCGAGCCGCCCACTCTGCTGCCCGGCTGGCACGTGAACCACCTGGGCCAGCTGCCCGAGGGCTGGGATGCCTACGTGGTGGTGCCACGGACCCCGAGGAGGGTCTTCGCATGACGAGCCGTCGCGAATCGATCATGGCCCACATCACCAGCACCCTCGCTGGGACCGTGGGTGTCAGTGGCCGGATCTACCGCAGCCGAGTCGAGGCCTTCGCCAGGGCTGAATCCGGGGCGATGGTGATCGAGCCTGGCCCTGATCGTGCGCAGGTCATCGCGAACTGCAAATTGGAGTGGAGCCTGGAGGTGAACATCGCGGTCTACTTCCGCGGCGCCATCCCCGACCAGCTGGCTGATGCCACCATCGTCAGCCTGCACTCGAAGCTCATGGCCGACCGCACCCTGGGCGGCCGCGCGATCGACATCCTGCCGACATCAGTCGATCCGCAGATCCAGGCCAGCGATCAGCCGTCCGCCTGGATCGTCTGCGGCTTCCTGGTCCGCTATCGCTCCAGCGCTGCAGCGATCGACGTCGCCTAACCTGATCTCATCGACTCGTCTCCCCATGGCGCGCGCTCCCCGAGACATCCCATCACCTCCTGCAGAGGGCGGCACCTACGTGCTGCGTGATGGCCGCTGGGAGTGCGTGCAGCAGACCGTGCCACCAGGCGACGCGCCACAGCCTCAGCCCGAGGCACCAGCAGCCCCCACCACTGAGGATTGATCATGCCTACCTGGCGCAATCGACTGGCCCTCGTCAAGGCCGAGTCGGTCTATGGCACGAGCAGCGCACCGGCCACGACAGATGCTCTGCTGTTCACCGAGCTGGAGGTTGAGCAGCTGGCCCTGGAGCTGGCGGAACGGGAGACCATCCAGGCATTCATGGGCCACCGGGCCAGCCTGGTCACGCAGCGCAGCGTGGCAGTGAACCCGACCGTGGAGTTCGCCGCCAGCGGCACCGCTGGGACGGCGCCTCGCTGGGGTGCGCTGATGA